GCTCGCAGAGACGTTGGTGTTCGTAAAAAGCGTGTTACCGTTGGTGTCAACCCTAACGTCACTAAAGACGTTGATAGAGTCGTCCCCAAAAATGTACAAAAAGTTGTTCGCAGAGAACAACGCACGGATGTTGTTGTGCAGCGTCGAGTCTGTGATGGTGAAAGACCCCGCAGACACGCTTGTAAAGTCGCTGTACGAGTCCGCAGCAGAGTAGTAGACCGTCCTGCCTGCCGCTACCCACACACGCCCTGAAAACGTGGCAACGTCAACGATCTGTTCTGTGTTGACCACCACAGTAGCAATAGCGTTGGTGGTTGCCCCACCACCGGAAATCACCACGTTGGCCGTGCTGTAGCCAGCTCCAGGATTTGTCATCACAATTGATGACACTGTGTTTCCCAAAACCACCGCTGTGGCCGTCGCAGGCGTCGTATTTGCCCCGTTGATATTCACGGTAGGAGCAGAGGTATAACCAGATCCTCCGCTGCTCACCAGCACGGATACAGTGCCTGTTTTGAACGTAGCAATCTGCGCTACAGCGTTGGCTCCAGAGCCTCCTCCGCCCGAGAACGTGACAGTAGGAGGGCTTGTGTAGCCAGTGCCGGCGTTGGTGAGCGTCACACTATTGACGCCACCCGTAGAAATGACAGCATTTGCGGTAGCAGAGCCGCTAGAAAAGGTAACGCTAGGTGTTGTAGTGTATCCAGAACCGGATTCAACAACAGTGATCGATACAACCGCCCCGCCACTAATGCTGGCAACCGCAGTTGCCTGCGTGCCGCCTGGTAAATTAGGCGCTCCGATCGTGACATTAGGCACTGCGCCATACCCAGAGCCTCCAGACGTAACGTAGATAGATCTGATCCCACCAGATCCCGTCACGATCGTGGCCGTAGCTGTGGCCTGCACCCCGTTAGCGTCGTTAGGGGCGCTGATCACTACGTTTGGGGCAGATGTGTATCCGCTGCCGGGGTCTGTGACGGTCAAAACACCCACAGATCCTATCGACACAACGCTGTTGCCGTCCCAACTAAACAATCCTTTGTCAGGATCGCCAATAATTAGGCGTTCGTTCTTCCACTGCGCGGCAGAAACGCTGGCGTTACTGAACGTAGCGCTAGTTGCTACATTTGCTACCGTTGCATTGCCGAAATTGTAGTATTGCGCCCTACCGTCGTCCTCAAAACCTACAATGTAGTCGGTTTGACCAAGGTTGGTAGAGGTCAAATAGGTCACATTGTTGGAAAACGTGACCGCAGTGTTAGAGCTAGTGAGGACAGAAGACGGAGCAGGGGTGATCTTGATGTTTGCATTGCCGATAGGCATAGCATTCTCAAGCCATGAAAACTCGTCTTCCTCAATAGCAGTCCTTTGGGCTTTGGTGTTTATGCCCTTAAACCTCTTGAGAACAGCGTATGACTTTTTCTGTTCTTGTGAGGCCATCTTAGTACGGACTACTGTAGGGGTCTGGAATCCTGCGTGTGAACGTGGAGGCTAGTACAGCCTGGGTGTGACGCAAGTATTCTTGGCGGAAGATCTCTGCTTCCCCGTAAGACTGCTCCTTGTACTTGGCTTTGTAGCAAGCGTAGAACGCCACAGGGGTTGTATAGGGGTCAATGATTGTGTCTGCAACCCCTGCCGTTGCCAACAAAAGCGGCAAAGGCAAGATTACAGTGTCAACTTCCATGCTGTACGATTGATCCGGTACAGGAGAAATGTACAACTGCTGCTGACCATACGTTGAGAAACACACCGGCCTACCAACGTAGTTCTGCCAGTATCTCAATTGAGAATTGAAGTTAGTCCATGGCAGGTAACGTAACGGAATACGGGAGTTACCCCAGTAAATCGTTACGTTAAGCACATCCAGAGTCTGCGTGCCGTTAGGCAGCGCCGCAAACGGTATAACTTCAGCGTTCTGAGCATACTGCAACGTCGCTGTGCCGTTGGTAAACGGCGTGGACGGCGGGAAATTTGTACCAGATGCGGGGTAGGGCGGGGCAGTTGTGTCGAGAATTCCGCCTGACGTTACCTGGTAGATAAAGATGTTTGAGAAGATGTACTGACCAGTCGAGACAGCAAGGCCAGCAGACCAGATGGTTGCCGCCGTTCCGTCTGGAGCCAGTGGTGTAGCGGAAATCTGGAGGGTTCGCAAGCACCCAGTATCTCGTACCACTCGTTCACGGGCATCGTTGATGTAGTCCGTGAGTTCGTCGTTAGACCAGAAGTTTCCATTTGCGTCATGGAGAAGCCTTCTGCATTCGGTGATGTACGAGTTAAGGGTTGCCATAGTCCCGCCATTCTACACCCTCAAGAGACCGTTCCCCCCGCCCCTGCTTTCTTGACGGGCAGGGGTACTACGCCTACCGCAGAGGGCTTGCGGTCCTGCGCGGCCGACCTAGATATTTTGAACCTAGCCAGCCTTTCAAGAGCTTGTTCAACGTCCGTAGAATCTTTGGTAAAGTTCAAACGGACCAAATATGGCAACTTGTTCTCGTCACCGTACCCAAAAATGTGTTCAGCAACCGCTACCGGAACTTGAACAGGAACATTTATTGGGAACTTGTAGTCAACACCGGCGAAGCGATCAACTAAGCCGGTGTCTGTACAATTTGTGACAAATACATCCATTAAAAACTAACAACTTCACCGTAAACTCGAATGTCAACCAAAGCAGATGCTGCGTTGGAGACATTGACATACAGAACCGACGTATTAGCGCCGTTAACGGTGGTGGTCAATGCGTAAGGGCTGGCAACCGTCAAGTCTTGAAACCTGTTCACAGCCGACAAGTTTGCCAACGAAGCAGTCGAAACAACTGCATTGCTAGCATTGCCATCATTGCTAGTCGTGATGCTCACGTTAGCAAAGACAGCACTTGCGTTGGGGTTCTGAACAGTAACCCGACGAACGATCACTTCCCCAGATCCAGCAAGCGCACCTGAGTTTGTCAGACCGCCCTGGAGAAGAGGAATTGCCGCCACAGCATTTCCAACCGTCGCCAACGAAACCCCAGTTACCCGACCGACAGCATAGTTACCGAAAAAGTCTGGGGTGTTTGAGCTGACTGCATTTGGATTTGCCATGCCTACTCCTTAGCTGGTGTAAGTCGAGCTTACAGCCACGCCACCGTTAACCGTCAACAACGTAACCGTGTTGGCAGCAACAGCAGAGTTAGCAAACACGTTAACACCGTCAGAGACGATGAAACCACCAGTGTTGTTAGCCAACAGGAGCGACAGAGCAGTACCGTTGTTGGCATACACCGTCGTACCCGCAACCGGGAACATCAGGTATGCACCAGCAGGGATGACGTTACCGGCCACAGTGGCCGGAGCAATCATCGTCGTCGTGGTGAAGTACGCACCAGCCGTGTTGGTGTTAGCACCGGCAATAAGGATTTTGTTAAGGGCTAATGCCATGACTTACTCCTTACAGCGACAGAGAGTTGTAGGAACCAACCCGAGTCATAGACTTGGGCTTGGTATTGACCAACTCGGCAATCATCAGCACTGCGCCGACATAACCGATCTGCCAGTTAGGAAGGGTTGACTCAAACCCGGTAAACACGAACGAACCCTGATCGTGGATGTACAACGACAGGTAGTTGGTGTTAATGAAGTAGAGCGTGCCTTCTGGGCAGTAAGGATCTGGGTAGATCGGCACACCAGCAACCATCAGAGCGCGGAACGCTGCCTGAGGGCCGTTGTTGTCGCCATCGAATCCCGATCCCGGGGTGATCACATACTGCTCTTGACCGACGAAGTCTTGAGCCAGCAGCGTCCAAGTACCAAAGCCGCAAACGCCAAACGAAGGCACTTCAGCGCCGTTCTTCACAGTACCAGAGATGTACTGCAAGACGTTTTGACGGGTTGGGTTGACGTTACCTGCGTTGTAGACTTTGGACTTCCACCAGGTGTAAGTCGTACGGTTGATGTTGCCGTAGGTCTGGGCATTCGTACCGTCGTCAATTGCAGCAGGCAGTCCGATAAACTGCTGGGTGTTCGTGGTATTGTTGTACAAGGCAGTTGCCATTGCATCCAACATCACGTTCGTCGTGTCATTCATCCGCGCTTCGATCAGCGGGATGATGGCAGCGTCTTGCTGAACCGCACCTTCCATCCCGAGGAACGGAACAGGCGAGATCATCAGTTTGAGGTTGAACTCAGCGTTGTACGCGCCCTGTTGGACAGACGGCTGCGCAAACGAG